CAACGTGCTTGTACCGGATTACCTTCTGCGTCAGTATCCTCAATAACTCGCAACGCTAATACCTCGTCAAAAAAGTAAGTAATAGATTGTCCTAATTTAGTACCAACCATTTTTGGTGCTTGTTCAAAGACACCATCATTATTTACTTTATCTTCTTTACAAATAAACATGACATGCATTTGTAAATCACGAAACGCTCTCATAACATTAGTTACGGACTCTTGAACTTCTCCATAAGCCTTACGAGCGTCTTTGTGCTTGGCCTTTTCAGCCTGTAGCAACAATTCACTTATCTCTGAAATAGAGTCTAAGCAAACTGTATCATACTGCAACTTACCAGAATGTAGAGCTTCATAAACCTCTACAACCTCAGCTGCGTTTTTCACTTCAATAGCTTCCACGTTCTTTGCATCTCTAATAGAAAGCAAACCAGCTTCGGCACTTATGACCAACACCTTGCCTGGTGCTGTTTGTGATAAATACGTTTTACCTGCACCTGCCATTCCATACACAAGGATTTTTGCACCTTGATCTTGAACAGCATTTTCAGGAGAAACGATCCTACTTGTTATATCATTTTCCATATAAACCTCTCTTCTTAAAATTTATAACTTGAAAAGTATATACCATATTGATACCATGTGTAAATCATTTTTTTTAAGGAGAGTAAAAAATGCAACAACAAGATAACAATAGGGTGTGGTTGGCAAACTATTACCACCGTCAAAGAGCCCTAGCTATACAACAATTAAAGGGGTTAGAAAGTATGGGTGTAAAACCAAAATATAAAGATAAAAAAGTCAAAGAGTATTCTTTTATAGACTACATAAGTTTTTTAGGAGATCGTAAGGCGGCAGAAGATTGGGACGTATCCATTCATACTGTAAGATCCTGGCGTTATGGTAATAGACAGCCGTCAATTAGACAGGCAAAAGAAATCATAAAAGCTACGGAGGGCAGATTAAATTTTGAATCTTTCTACGGTTCAGTTGACGATATTGTAAAAGTAGAAGAGTAAGATGTTTAATCTTAATCTGTCTGAGGATGAGTCAGCCTTAGATATAGCGCTTGCCTATTATGACGAGGGCTATAACGTTGTCCCATTACAAAGATCAAACAAAAAACCGCCAAGCTTTCTAAAAGGTTGGGAGCAATACAAAACTTCTAGACCAGACAGAAAAACTGTTGAGCAGTGGTTTACTGGCAGAGACAATCTAGTTGTTGCATTAGTCTGCGGTAAATTTGTTGTAGTTGATGCTGACTCACCAGAAGCTATGGACTGGGTAGAAAACAATCTACCAACATGTCCATTTAAAGTTAGAACTGGTAAGGGTATGCACTATTATTATAATAATCCTCAAGCATATACAACCTTTGCTACCAGACGAACGAACGAGACTCCTATTGAGCGTTTGATTGATATAAGGGGCGAAGGTGGCCTTATTATTGCAGCGTACAATAGACACGCTAACGGTCAGTTATATCAACCACTTAGATTAGATGGTTGGGATGTATTTGATCACAACGATTTACCAGACTTTACATCTGTAGAGTTTGAAAAGATTACGGGTGTGCCTAAAGTTGATGCAAGTAAACGAACAGCACCTTTTGCTTTGGAAGGTGTCAAAGAAGGATCACGTAATGATGGTGCCGCAAGAATAGCTGGTTATCTTATATCAAAAGATGTCAATATAGAGTTTTGTAAATCTTTCCTCCAAAGCTGGAACCTCAACAATAACCCACCCCTACCCCAAGCAGAAGTAGATAGTGTTGTAGATAATGTTAAGAAAACTCATGATAGAAAAAATCAGATTGCACCTTTGTTTGTGCAAACCAAAGAAGATGTAAAACCGCCAAAAGATTTATTTAATCCACCAGGATTGCTAAAGGATATGTATGACTTTTGTGAAGATATAGCACAAATATCACAACCAGAACTATCTATAGTAGCGGCTCTAGCCCTAGCTAGTGTCACGTGTGGCAGATTATATAAGACTGAGATGAATAACTTTTCTTCACTCTATTTTATGTGTATTGCAAAATCCGGACAGGGTAAGGAGAATATTAAAACCTTTGTAGAATCTGTATTAGGTGAATCACTCCACGACAAGTTGGTGGTCGGAGATGGGTATACATCATCTGGTGCAGTTCATTCGGTTTTAAAAATGCGACCAACACAAATAACTATTATGGATGAGTTTGGTAAAAGATTAGAAAACATCAGCCAATCAAGTAATAGCAATAGAGAGGACGGTATCCAAACTTTAATGGAATCTTGGGGCAGATGTCACGGTACTCTTAGACCTGATAACTATTCTCTTATGAATGTGCAAGAAGAATACAAAGAAAAGGTTATGAACAGAGTTACTTATAAACCTGCGATTACATTAGTAGGTTTATCAGTTCCAAAAAACTTTTATAAGGCCCTCAACGGAGGCCGTATTGCAGATGGGTTTCTCAATAGGTTTATGGTAATAGAATCCAAAGAGCCAAGACGTATTAGTAGTTTAAAGAAACATAAGAAGCCACCATTACAAATAATCAACTGGGTAAACTATATAAGAAGAGATAGAGGGCAATTAAGCGAAGCCACTATGAATAACTCTCAGTTTGATATAGACCAAACAGTTTTGCGATTTGATAGTGAATCAGAGCAATTATTACAAGAGTTTGCGCAAGAGATAGTAAAAAGACAAGATGTTTTAGAAAGAGATAATTTAGAACCACTACTAAGTAGATCAAAGGAAAAAGCTATGCGGTTATCATTAATATGTGCTTTGGCCTCCAACGCTGACTGTAAGACTATTACAGCAGATATAACTAAATGGGCAATTGACTATGTGCGATATTACGATTTGCTATTTATAGAAGCATGTAGAGACCGTGTAGCTAGTTCCGCTACAGAAGCAAAGATAAAACAAGTATTGTCATATATACGATCTAGAGGAGGTGAGGGTATATCTAAGCGTGAAGTAGACAGACATGAATTGTTTAGAAGTATGAAGTCGCATGAGGTAAAAGAAATAATAGAACGTCTGAAAAACGCAGGCGAAATACAAGAAATGGATATTAAAGTCGGAGGTAAGGGTAGACCAGCAAAAAGGTTTGTTGCTGTTGATCCTACCTTCTTTGAGGAGTAATTATGTTTAAGACACCAAGTTTTGAAACGATACACGATCAAAAAAGAGAAGAGCGTGTAGCAGGATTTTTAGAAGGTTTGTGGGGGGTATGTTGCCACAAATTACCGGTCAGTTATGGCCTTGATTATTGGATAGAGTCGAAAGATATGTCGTACTGGTGTGAAGTAAAATGTCGTACATTCCCAAGTACAAAGTATGACACTTTTATTCTATCTGCTAATAAGTTACGGAAGGGATCTTCTTTTGCAGTCGCAACAGGAGTGCCTTTTATAACCGTATATGCTATGACTGACGGTATCTATATGCACAAGTGGATGCCGGATTTTATCTATGATGTGCGCATGAATGAGATGGAAGAGCCTATATATGATGAGGATTGTGAACCATACATACACATACCAAAAGAATATTTAACTTGTCTTAGTGATAAACCGCTAGGTATGGATAGAGATGAGATTGGTATTATATAACAGGTCTACGGAATAAATCTTCTGCAAACTGTCTACGATCTTCACTTATTTTTAATTGTTCTCTTGCACCAACTGGCAAAACGTCAGGTAGTGGAATAGATGGTTGCTTTCTTCTTTCTACTTGTGGTCTAGTTTCTTGTATAAATTGATCAACATCAAATTCTGCTAACGCAGGAGTCACAGCCTTCTCTGTTTCTTCAGCAATTGAAGAAAAACCGCCAGCCACAGCACGAACTCCAGCTTGTTGTAGTGCTACGCCAGTAATATCCATCAATTGCATAATAGAGCCTTTGTCTGTCTTAGTAAAAAATTTTATTGCTCCAGGTCTACCTAAAACACTTCTAACTACAAAAAGTCCAAGCACTGTAGGCAAAGCTTGTAAGGGAGCAAAAACGACACTTGCTGCAATACCAGCAGCTATAAGAGCACCAGCAAAATTACCTCTACCAACCTCTCCTTTTGTGAGAACATCAACAACATTAGCAAAATGTTTTATATCAGTTGCAAATTCTTTTGAGAACATAGCCTCTAGAGTCTCCTTACTATATTTCGTAAGTGCAGTATTTAGGTTTCCTGCTTTAAAAATATCTGTTATTGGTGGATTACCTGCAAGATCAAAATCAATAGCATCCTTGAGTAACTTACCTAAACTCGCCTCCTGCACTTTAGCAAAATCTTCTTCGTTCATTATTTCTCTTAATCGTAGAATGTTTTTGTCGTTGTTTGGTCTGAATATTGTGTCAACAATTTCATCTGGGGTTTTATTTGGAAGATCAGATAAATTTTTATTTGCAAGAAAATCTTGTTCGTTTGCTGATTTTCTAGCTTGTTCTCTTAGTGCTAAAGCAAATGCTTTACCTTTATCATTAACAGATAATCCCTCATCCAAACGTAAAAAAGTATCGGCTAAATTTTCAACCTCTCTAGGTTTAAGTTTGGGCGCAAGTTTTACTAATTGATTAATGGTATCAACGACTTGCCCACCACTAGATATTCCTTTTTCATTTCTTAATAAAACATCTAGTTTGCCTGGTTGGTCTGTTTCAAATTTTTTAATATATTTTGCAAAAACCGAGTAATCAATAGTATCAGTTACAGGATCTACACTATTGTCGAAGGCGGTCTTAAACAACCTTTGTAAAGTTTGTGATTTTGCTCTTTCAAAGTTGTTGGCTAAATCAAAATCATTTCTAGCAAGCAAATAATCATCAAAATCTTGTAACGCCTTAAAAAAATCTTCTAACTGCCTAGCTGATCCTTTGTATATCAAATCCTTAAAAATATCGTCTGCGTCATAAGCCCCTCTGCCTCTAGCTGCACGAGTAATCTTTTTAATAGTAGCATCATCAAAAGGTTTATTAAGTCTATAAGCTAATTCATTAGCTTCTCTTAGTTGCTCTATGGCATTATTAATTTTAATTCTTTGTGTATTAGATAACTCTTTCTCAAATGTTTCGGGTAGTAGTGATTTATCTGCTTTTGTTCTTGCCTCTACATTTTTTATTACTTGACCGCCCCTCAATCCTAACATGGTAAAAATACTGTCGGCGTTTTCATCTAGCTTTCTTAGAGCAACTTCTCCTCGTGCCGCATGCAAGTCGTAATCGTCAAGCAACCTGGATAAAGTGTAAAACAAATCTGCTTCTTTACTCTCTGTTGAAACTTTTAAAAATTTTTCTAAATCTCTTTTAGTTTCTAAAACTCTAGTCAGTTTACCAAAAGGTTGATTACCTGCAAAATCTGGTGGTACTTGATCAAGTAAACGCATAAAGTCCTGTTCTGCCTCTAAAACATTTCTTACATTAATATTTATATTTGGATCGGAAAGTGTCATTTTTTCATCAAAACCATTCCTTTTTTTAAAGTAATTTATTTTATTCAAACCCTCTCTTTGGTAATGTCTTATAACGTCATCAATAGCTCTAGCAACAATAGAATTAGGATTAGCGCCTAAATCAAAAAACTGCCTATCTAATGCATCATAAGCTAACCCAACTTCTCTATTTACTGCACCTTTTGCATTACCAAGAGTATCTAATACAAACTCTCCATAGTCTCTAAATGCTGGAGCATCTTTAAAATTTTCAACTCCTATATAACTATTTGTTAAATCTTCTACTAATTCTTTTGATATTTTGACAGCTTCAGTTGTATCTTTTTCAAGCTCTTTTTTTGCTACGTTTACAGAATCTGTAACTTTATCAGCGGTTGCATTATCCACGTAGGCATTTAAAGATGATCCTCTTTTTCTAAAAGCACTTGTAAGGTTGTCAAATGTTTCAGATAAATAGGGCACATTACTTTTGCTTCTAGAAACGCCTATAACTGCTTCAGCTATTGCTTGTGTTTTACCACCAACAGTCATATCTAAATTTGCAAGTGAAGTTCTATATGCATCATCTAATTTTTTTATCTTTCCTGCTTTTACTGCATCTAAAATTTGTTTTCTTGTAGCTTGTTTACCTAAGTCTGCGTCAAGTCTTTGCAAATCGACAAGATCTAATTTGTCGGCACCATATCTCGCCAATCTTAATTCTGCTGAAGGTGCTTTGGCACCAAAATACATTCTCCAAAGCCCACCCCCTAAAAGACTTAAACCTTCACCCGCAGCACTCAAACCAGCTTCTCTAGTAATTGTGCCAAGACCTTCTTTTGGATTTACATTAAATAAATCATAAGAATCTTCAAGTTGAAAACCTTGAATGGCATCTGCAACTTCTTCACCACCCTTACCTAAACCACCACCTAAAGTTCCACCAAGTACCCTGCCAGCTAATTGACTGCCGCCGGCTAAAGCTTTAGCAGCTTTAAATATTTTACTTTGTGGCAAAACTCCAGCAACACTTCCTATTATTGGGCCTGCAACTCCCATAAAATCTGCTAAGTCACCTCTTTCTCCCATAGGGCCTTCAATAATGGTATTAAGTTGTAAAACACTACCGTCTTGTAATGTTCTTGTTTGTATAGGTAATCCTCTTTCTTTGAGACCTTTTGGTGTTAAGGCCAAACTTTTATCTGTTGTTTTTATGTAACCAGAGGAACCTACTAAGTTTCTAAGGACTTGCTCTTTTTCTTCTAAAGTTTCTGCCCTAGCTAACAAACGCCTTAGTTTTAGATCATCTACACCAGTCTCATAATCAAAATATAATTCATCATAAATGGGAGATACAACGCCTTTTGCTATTCGCCCTTTTACTATTTTACGAGCATCAGATGCGTTATTAGCTTCGACGGTTTCAATTAACCCAGGTGCGACTTCTACTTCAAATACTGGCATTTTTTACCTACTGGCAGCAAATTGATCTGCTGCTGTTTCTTCTTCAGGTTCTTGTAAAGGTATTCTTTGAACTTCTTGATTTTGGTCTTGTTGGGAAGCGGCTGATAAAAACTCATCATCTATCAATAAAGGTAGCTCTACACCAAGATCTCTAAAAAATATTTCGTCATTAGCAATTCTTGTAAGCCTTGTATTTTGCTGGGTGTTGAGTGTTGCTAATCTTCTGCTTAAAACATTCAATATTTCTGTTCTTGATTTAAAGGCTCCTCTTGGACCTTTTATTGTTGCTAATAGTTCTTGTGCCAATTGAATATCTCTATCTGATAACCTACCTGTTGACTGTCCTAAAAAATCTCCAGGTTGAGATCTAGCTATTTCTTCTAAAATATTACCAGCTAAAGTTTTAACATCAGGAACTGTATCTGGGTCAAAAAATGTAAAAAACCTATACCCAAACTCTTTAATGGCAGCTTTGGCTCCACCTAAATCTTCATTATTTGCTATCTGTATAACTTTGCCTAGCAAGTTTATAGTATTTTCACCTTTCTTGTATTCATTAAATGTATCTTGATAACTTACTTTTCTATCTTCTATATAATTTTGAGTTGGGCGTTCTTTTTTACCTGCTTCTATTTCTGCAAGAGAAGTAGCTAATTCCTCTGCTGCTCTTTCTTCTGCTGTTTTAGCGGCACCTTTTGCTAGGCCAGTAAAATCACCTGTTTCTACTAAAGCGGCTCCAACATTTCTTAAAAACCTATTTATATCTTTTTTTCTAAATAATTCTGAAACACTTGGCTTTGATTTATCTGGCTTTAATACATATCCAGCTGCGGTATAAATGTAAGTTTTGCCATCTACTATTTTTGTATCTCCTAGCTCAGGTTTTTGTTCTTTGCCATTCTCTGTTTGTGTTTGATCTGTTAGTGTAACAGAGTCACCATCCTCCTCACCACCACCTTCAGGTTGTCCATTTATTGCATTACTTGCTGTTATTTCATCTAAAGATTCTTGTATTTTATCTGCCTGTCTTTCTGCCGCAGCCACATCTTGTGCTTGGACTATCTCACCAGAATATAACAAGGTTTGTGGAATTTTTGGAGTTACTTGCGTGCTTGTTGCTATTGTTTTAAAAGGACCTGGAGGACCCACGCTAGGTACAATTCTACCTTGTGATGCAGTTTTTGTAGTAACTTTAATAGGATTTAGAGCTGCTAATGCTCCTTTTAGCATGTTTCCCATACGCAAAGTTTCACCAAGTTTTCCTGCTTTTCTAGCTGTTCTTAAACCCTTAATTCCAAGTCCGACTCCAGTACCTACACCCGAAGCTGTCAATCCTGCTGATAAATAATCTAAAGGATCAGTTGGATCAAAAGCTAATCGTCTTTGTTCTCTAGCTAAAATTGCATTTATCTCGTTTTCTATTTCCTCTATAGACTTACCAACTGGATTAATACCAAAATCTTGTAGTGCTTTAACTGTCGCTGGATCAGTTACTTCACTTCGAATAATTGGCTCTGTTGGTATAAAAGCTTCTGGAGTCATTACCCTTGCCCCGTAGTTTGGCCATAATTATCAAATGCAGACCCTGTTTGTGGTGCTAATGAAGCATATGTGCTTAAAGCAGCCCCTAGACCTAAAGCGCTTGGATCCTGCGGCATACCATAAGTTGTGCCTATTCTGGAAGTTGCTTGTGTATATCCGGGCAACAAGCCACCAATACCACGTAATACTTCTAGCGGTCTGTATAACTGGCTTATGTCTCTGCCATACTGTCTATCAAACTCGCTTAGACCTGTTCGCTGAGCTTCACTAAACCCACTTTGTCTGATACCAGCTAAGGCTTGACCTAAACCTCTACCAAGAGCTTCCTGACGCTCATCAGCAGTTAGTCTAGCTCTAGAGCCAAAGGCAGATAAACCGCCTCTACCAATATCTTGTGCTCTTTGGGCAATATCTCTTTGTTCACCAGCTTTTAGTACATCCTCTATTGTTTGTTGGACAACTCTATCTTCAAACGGGTTGAAGAACTTTTCTGTCATACTTGGATCGTATTCAGTCCCTGGTGCTTGTGCACCTAGTAAGTTAGCACCTACTTGTTGTAATTGGTTAAAGAACCCTGGTTGATCAGGAGTACCAAAATATAAAGCACGAATAAGTGGGTCAGTAACAACCTCATCAGCTGTTTGCCCCATTATTATTGGATCAATCGTATTAGGAGCCACAGGCATAGTTTGTGTAGGTGATGGTGTAACTGGGTCGACTGTTGCTGTTGCTACAAGATCAGGTGTAGGTTCTACTACAGAGCCTGTGGTGTATGCTGGCTGACCTACTATGCTTCCTCTAGTGTCTATTGCACCTGGAGGTGGGGGAGGGCCAAAAGCTGCTTTCTCTTCCTCTGTGAGTGGCACAGGTGCTAACGTTTCACCTCTTTCATCAAAAGTCCGTGAACCGCCTGGGAACATTCTAGGATCTGTTCGACCTCCACCTGGGCCGCCTATAGATATAATAGGTGATGTGTCAGTTGGTATGCCAAAGTTAGGTCTAAAATTAGTTCCTGCTCCTGATACTGGTATAGTTAGACTTGGTTGTGGTTCTCTTTCTAATCCATAATTACCAATTCTAGGCCTGTCATTCATAGTCCCGTCATCTTGTGGAGGCTCTGGTGGCGTAAATGGAACACCCTCACCCATCTGCAAATTTCCTACTGGTGCGCCTACTAATCTGTCCTCACCAAGTCTTTCTATTGACATGGGAGGCGTTGGTTTTTGCACTGGTAATCTGTCAAAAATAGTTCCGCCTTCTGGTAATTCTTTTGCAAGATCTCTTATATCTGGTGCATCTTCTTTAATATCTAAATTCAAATCGCCTGGTGGTTGTATTGGTAAAGGTTGTACTGGAGGCACTACCGGAGTTGGAGATGGCTGCGCTTGTGCACTTTGTAGTTCTGCTAACTGTCTAGTGATATCTTCAAGCCTTTGATCTATTGCAGACGTATCAAAAGCTGGAGGAGCAACTGGTTCTACATTCTCTAATGCAGATAAGCGCTCTTGTAAGCTTGATGGATCAAAAGCAGGTGGTGGGGCTACTGGCTCTCTACTTTCTAGCGCATCCAATCTAGCCTGTAATCTACTTGGGTCAAATAATGGTCTTGCTGGTGCTGGTCTCCTATTTTCTAAAGCTGCTAACCTTTCTCTAATTCTGGTTGGATCAAAAGGTCTAGGTTGTTTTATTCTTCCAGTTATGTCTTTAATTAATGCTTCTCTGTCTATTGTTGGAACTTCTCTTCCTTCTAGCTCGGCAAGTCTACTTTGTAAAGCAGATGGGTCAAATTGAGGCAAATTAGCCAACCTATCTTCTAAGCCACCTATTTGAGATTGTAAACCAGATGCATCAAACTGTGGTATATCTCTATTTCGTAAATCTTGTAGTTGCCTCTCAATAGACATAAAATCATCTCTACTTGGCCTTTGTCTTAAATCAGATATTTGTTTCTGTAACTCACTAGGGTCAAATGCAGGGGCTTCTCTATTTTGTAATTCAGCTATTTGTTCTTGTAAAGCGCTCGGATCGAAAACTGGAGCTTGTCTACCCTCTAACTCAGCTAGTCTTGCTTCTAGTCTTGTAGGATCAAATACAGGAGCAGTTGGCACTTGTATTTTCCTTAAAATATCCTGAATCAAAGTATCTCTATCTAATGCGTCTGCTGGTATTGTTTGTTTGGGTTGACCGCCTGTTAAAAAATCAAGTGATGGTCTGGATACAACAGGAGAAGGTCTAGGTGCTACTCTTGGTGCAGACATACTAGGTCTTGTACCCATTAATTTACCTATAATAGCCATTAAGAAAGCCTCTTATCAGTATCTTCAAACATATCCATAAGCATGCCTAAATTCTTTGCACCCTTTTCTCTGTTTGGTTTGCCATCTGGTTTTAGCATGATTGAATCCTTAGATTTAGATATATCAAAAGCACCAGCACCATTATTAGCTGATGCGGTAAAAACATATTCACCATCACTTAACATAGCCGGTATATCATCAGATGTGCCTGTACCAATACCTATTGTTGGCCCGCCTACTTGACGGTAATCTAATTCAAATACCTCTGGGTTAAGTGGACCGCCTTTTGCAAACCCTGGTCTGCCTTCTGCTGTACCGCCGTATGCCATTCCTGGTCTAACCCCTAGATCAAATCCTTGAAATACTGGCTGAGCAGCTAGATCTGGTCGTCTTGAAGCTCTTATATCAGTTAATCCACCAACTCTATCCTCAGCTGCTCTCTTTGTAGCTAATCCATATAAAGCCGCTAAAGCTGCTAGTCCGCCTCTCGAATCACCAGTTTGTTGTCCTTTAATAACATCTTCAATACCTTTAATTGGACCGGGAGTATCAATACCAAAAAAACTACCACCGGATCGCACGGGGTCTGATCCCCTTCCCTTAAGTATATCCTCAATAATACCCAATCTACTTTGTCCTGGTGTGCCACCAAATAAATTAAATCCTAAACCTCTTTGTTGAGTTTGTGGTTGGGATGCTCTTAAACCTGCAACAATCTGGTCTGGAGTATATCCTTTACCATCAGGCCCTTTAAATAATCCACTCTCTCCCATAGGAGTAAAGTTTTCCGTTATGTATTTCATTTCCTCTTGGCTTAATTGATAATTTGGAGCTCCATAGCTAGTTTGAACAAAACCACCAGTATTAGGATCTATTTGTTGTTGAGGAGCAAAAAAATCTTGTGGACTAAATAAATTACCAATACCTCTCCTAAGATTAGGTCCAATTTGCCCTCCAAAAATACCGGTTGCTTGATCTCCTGGCTTGAAAAAACTACCTAAACCAGATTTTATTCTTGGCCCAATAGTACCGCCAAATATACCTTTATCTGCAACTTTTGATCCAATCCCAGACCCAAGAAACTTTGATCCAATACCTGCTGTTAATCCACCTAACAAGGCTGACTTTGTATCCATCCCAGATGCTTTACCAGCAGCCGCTGTAAGCAGTCCTTTTGCTATTGGTCCAACTCCAGGTATAAAACTAACAGCAACTGGTGCTACTTTTTTTACTACATTTTTTATTTTTTTAAATACTTTTGATAAGAAGCCAAACTGTTGAAGTCCAGTTAATTGATTTATCTGACCGTTACCAACGACATATTCTTGTGGATTTAGTCCTACAGCCTGCATATCTCTATTAATTAACTGTTGTGTAGTGTTACTAATAACTGGTGGAACTACCATTTCGCCTGGTGCGGCGTGAACTATTTGTGTATCCTCTAATTGTGGTTGTGCTAATTTATCCTGCATATCTCCTTCCATAGTATTTGTTATTTTAGCGTAAATACTTAAAAAGTATGTTTATTTTCCAAAATTAGCAAGTTTGATAGATACAGCGCCGTTATTTGTAACAGTCACCTTACCTAGTGCGCTTGTTGCCTCTAGTCCCTCGTTGACTAAAGGTTCGCCTATATTAACCCATTCTGAGCCAGTATAGACCTGCAACACCTCAAGTGTTGTATTCCAGATTATACTACCTGGATTGAAATTCAAGGTTTCTAACTCATTTTCGCTTACTTGACGAGTATTATCAAGGTTTACTGCACCTAAATTTATCTCTAATAATCTTATTAGGCGGTTAAAAACTTCGGGAGTTACCTCTGATTGTGCTAACGGTAACTGCGTTGGAAGCAGTTTGCTCATCTTTTACCGTCTGCTTTTATGTCTATTCTAGTAGCCCCTAAGCGCCAACCTACTCCTAAGTTACCATTATCGGTAGCATCATCATTTGATTCTACACGTAAAGCCATTTGTCTTGCTCTAGCTCTTATAAAAGATTGTTGTGTGCTGCTCGTAATCTCACTTGTAGAATTAGTTGATAGACTATCACCTGGAAAATTTCTTGTTTTAACAACTACGTTTACAGAACAATTGTTTTGATTTTCAATAAATTTAAAATCCGGTATTATCCTACGGGCAAAAGCAAACTGTTCACCATCACCCAAATCAAAGTCTGAGCTTTCTATAAATACACCAGTCATAGGCGATCCATCATCATCAAAACCTAGTTCTTGCTGATATAGATAGCTATTTGCAGCTGCTCTTGGAAAGTTTTCAATACCTGAATCTAACCAAGCAGTTCTAGTAAGTTGCCCATAAAACCATAATTGTTCAGAATAATTATATATAACATACCGATCTATAGTTTCGCTATTAGCAGAACAATAGAACCATCCGACTTCATTTTTATCTTTTATAGTAAAAGCGTGTATTTTAAAAGATTGTGTAAGATTTATGTCGTTAAATACATAATTGTGTACTGAGCAAGGTAAGGTATTTACAGAACCGTTATAGAAGTAAAAATTATTGTAACTCATAAAAAATACTGCTGATGGAGCAGTTACAGCTGCTTTTGGTGCCACCAATCCAGTTCCTTCATTAATTAAGTTGACAGCAAATGTGAAAGGAGGCCCAACGAACTGCATACTATACATAGCGGTATCAGTCCAAACTAAAACTTCTTGTCGTGCTTTTACCGCACCAATAATTGATGATCCTGATGATAGTCTTAAAGAACCTGCTGTATTAGTAGACTTTGGTTCAAACTCTAGTGCGTTTTCTTGATCACTAAATGCTATTAACATAGGGTCAATCGTCCCTGTTCTTGAGGTACCGCTAATTGGATCTGCACCTAAAACTATTAAATGTCTATCAACCTCAGATGTTATTACTTGTAAAGCTTTAGTTGGCACAAGGTTAGCTCCAGACACTTGCGATAGTTCTACTGCCCTAGTTGATGTGCCGTCTGACTCTAACCATCTAAAAATACCGTCATTGCGCTGATTAATTATTAAATCTTCGCCAAAGTTATCATGCGTCCAAAGTCTTAGTTGGTTTGTGCTGGATAGAGCTGCTGCTTGCCCAAATGCACCTTCACCCCAACCGTTTAAGCCCCAACCAGTACCAGGGACGTAAACATCTAGACCTACATTTACTTGATATGCACCAACAACTGAGGAACCACCATTTCCACTGTCAGATGCATTTGCTGTTATTGTTGTACCAGAACTATCCTTTGCAGTTATTTTATAGCTATTAGCATTTACAATAGAATCTATTTGATATTCTTGATTTAAAACAGCAGCCGTAACATTACCGCCAAGTGAAGCTGCGCCACTAAAAGTTACAAAATCATTTTTTACTGCCCCGTGGGCTGTATCGGCTACAGTTATTTCTGAACTGCCGTTTGTTGCAGAAAATGTAACATCACCCGCTGACGTTGTTGATCTAATAGGAGTAATATCGTTAAATGCACTACCGTCTTGCACATAATACTTTAGATGTGTGCCAACTCCTAAATACTTTGTACCCTCTAATGCAATCCAAGCGTGTAAGGCTCTTGCGGTTCCTTGATAAGTGTTATCTGTAACTTTTTCCCAACCACCAAACTTTTCTGGCCTGCCCTTTCTAAACCTTACAAGATTACAATCAAACCACCCGCCTTCGTTATCGTATGCGGTACCTTCTCTATTTATGCCTGGTCTGAAAACTGTTTTTTGCAAGGGCATGCGCTAAACCTCATGCCATTCTTTACCTTCAAACAGTAAAGATTCTGCTAATCTTCTGCGTTCTAGTCCCGGTAAAACAACTTTTTCTCCATTAACTCTTGCTTTATTCCATTTACGCATTTGATGTGGTACTTCATCTTTTTTATTGTCATTAAGAACTTTTAACATAGTGGAGTTGTTAAGATTTGATGGACCTAAGTTGTATGTCCAAGCAACTAAAGCATCAAATTCATTTTGCTCTAGCGGCACTAACACTGCGTCACTTACGTATGCTCCATATACAGGCAGCTCTTCCTCCAGCCACTTGTCTGCTTGTTCTTGTGAACAAGTATCACCTTCTTTTACATTTTTTATTCGGCCAAAACCTATTGTCCATTTTCCTGCGGCACATTTGTACGCTTCTAATTCACAACCTTCAAACTTTTTGATAAGTGATTTTCCTTCCTCTGAAATTTGCATGTTACTCTCCTTTGTCGCCTGAGTGAGACGCTCCAAAATAGAACGAAATAATAGCACTTGCTAATCCTCCTAAATATCCCAATACAAGATTTATTAAAGCCTCAGAGTTTTGCTCTGGTGGTTGTAGCGTTACCAAGAATATGTATCCTAAAAAACCTCCAATAGTAGCAATACCTATAATTCTTGCTGTCCAATCTTTACTGAACATACCTCTTGCATTTTGTTTATCTTCTGTCTCAAGCTTAAATACATCAACCTCAAGCTCTTTCATCTTTACTTTAAAATCTTGCTCAGCTTGTTTTATTTGCATCATTTGTTCAGGTGTAGCGTTTTGTATTGCTGTTTGTATATCTTTTGGATTGTTTGCACAACCAAGCACATCTGCAATCATATTACCTGCCATACCGCCCATAGGACCACCTAAAGCAGTTCCAATAGTAGGTGCTACTTGACCTAGAATACCTTTGATTAATTTTTTCATAATATCACCGTAGTAAATACTGCTATAGCTAAAGCACCAACAAAACTAAAAACACCAAATGTTGCCATTCTAATAGTTGTATTTATAGATGCTATTTCTTGCTTAATATCTGCAAACTCGTTGAAAGCAGTTTTCCAACGCTCTGCGTTTTCTTTTTTTGATACAGCTAAATCTTTAGCCACGTCTTGAACTGTAAGTCTTTTGTTAACCATATTATTTAATAGTATATATTGCTAAAGATTCTTTTTTACCTTTAACTTTAATTGGTTTTAGTAATTCTAACTTAAAATTGCAAGATTTTTTAGTGTTATGCCCTATTATTAAATCTACGCCCACATTTTTAGTTGCACTTTCAAGTCTTGCAGCCGTATTTACTGCATCCCCAATAGCACTATAATCAAATCTAGTATCACTACCCATATTACCAACACAAGCTTCGCCACTGTTGATGCCGATACCAATATTTACACCTATATTTGCTTCTTTCATATCTTGCATAATTTGAAGTGCTGCTTCTATAGCCATATCTTCATGATGATCTAAATCTATTGGTGCGTTAAATATGGCCATCATGGCGTCACCAATATACTTATCTACCATACCGCCATATTTCTTTACGGCATTAGATTGTATTGTTAGTGCTCTGTTCATAATGTTTGTAACCTCTTCTGGCTCTAAAGTTTCAGATAAAGCGGTAAATCCACGGACATCAGTAAATAAAAAAGTGCAGTATCTTTTTTCACCACCAAGTTTGAGTGCTTCGGGAGTTTTTTGCAGAATTGCAATTTGTCTAGGATCTAAATAGTGTTCAAATTGTTTCTTAATTTGTTGACGTAATTTGTATTGCTTACGATAGTTTATATAGAAAGCTGTTGCGCTTGTGAGCACTTGCGATACAAAAGTCCAGGTAAAATCTATCAAAATGCCCTTTTTGATTAAAAAAACGCTTGAGAAGCCGTTGGTGAGCAGTAAAACACCAGCGAGACTTATGCCCTTAACCACACCAAGATAATTAATTGAGAGCCACGTCAGAGTGACAAAAATTGCAAAAATTAAAATTTCCAACGCAAAAGCAAAATCTGGTATATATGGACTGTCAGGAATCAAAATTGACTCAGATAATGCCGCTTGAATCTTATGCGGTTCTAATAATCCAACCGGAGTTGCGATTTGCGGCATGATACCGCTAGCTGTTACACCGATAAAAACAAATTTATTAGCAACATCTAGTTCTTCTAATGTTGTTTCTGGCGTATCAACCCAGCTTATCCATTTACGACCTAGACTGTCTGTTTTTACAGGAGCTAAACCTTGTACAGTTATTTCTTCTATACCATTATCATTAGTTTTTATAATGTAAGTATTATTACCAACAAGCATTTTCATCACTTCGGTACCAAAGGCGGATACAAAGCCATCTGGAGTTCTAAGTAAAAGTGGTATTCTGCGGACTAATTGATCAACGTCTACGGGAGCAGTAGCAATACCTTGATCCGCAGACAGTTTAAGTACATCAATATTCTGCACTACTCCCTGACTCATCATACCACCTACATCAGGACCTAGTAAAACTGTACCTGAAGTCTCAGGGTATGACCCGTTTGGATTCTCAAACATAGCAAGGACAGAACCACCGTAATTTAAAACCTCTGCAAAAACTGCATCGCCGCCCATACGGTCTGGTTGTGGAAAAGATATAACCCACCCAACACCTAGAGCTTCAGCATTTAAAATATCTACATGTATTTCAGCTAATCTTTGTCTGGGTAAGGGCCAACCACCCTCATCTGCTATAAACTCTTCATCTAAGTTTAATATGGTAAAAAAGTTAGATGGTTCTTTTTGTTCTACAAAAGCGTCAAAAAATTTAAGTTTTAATATTTCTGTAGGCTGGCTTTGAAATATAAGTGGTAGTGATAGTAAGGCAAACAAACATATAAATATTTTATATTTCACTGGCTTTGTCTAATAGTAATAATACTACTACTGCCTCCGTTTACTTTGATAGTTTTAGAAACACCATCTTGTATAAAGATTACAGTATAGCTACCGTTAGTATCTAGATCTACTCTAGCCGTATTGTTTACGCTTCTTATTAGTGTAAGTTTTTCACCATCTATAAAAGATATTATTTGTGTGTCAGGGTCTTGTCCAAACTGAGTTCCTGTAAGACTAATGGATCCTATATCTTGTGTAAGTTGATCTTCTTCCTCAGCTACCTCTAATGCATCTATAACATCAAGCAAATCTTCTAAGAAGTTTACATCTAAATAATTTATATCTAACTCTGTAAACTCTAGTTCAGCTTCATTATCTAAAAAATCCTCATCTAAATAATCAATATCTAAATCGTTAAAATCAAGAATACTATTTGACTTTACAATAACTTCCTCCGACTCTACCGCTACTTCTTCAGGTGGTGAGACTATAAGCATGTTATCAATTAACTCTAGGGTAAGATCTAAAATTACAGGTTTTGATGGAGCGCTTTCAAAAACATTTACTGTTGTAGCTTCGAAAGGTTTGTTAAGTATTACACTACCGGTTGCAGTAATAACTTCTATCTCTCCGCTTGATATACCGTATTCATCTGGCAGTAATATAATTAATGACTCGCCTAACTCATTAACGGTTGCTGTAAAGTCAGTACCACGTATGGCTATATTTGCAGTTGGAGTCTGTAAAGAAATATTTTGTTTATTGATACGGTTGAGATTACCAGTTATAAATCTAGTGGTGCCCAAAGCAAAAGTAAGAGCCATTTTTGATTTATCTGGATCAGGATCAAAAACGTATTCGTTTATTAAGAGTTGTGAGTGTTCAGTAAGTTTTACCTGGCTGTCATCTAAAAACTTAATAGCCATACGGCCATTATTAGTTATAGCCTCATCATTTGTTTGGATACCAAAATTTACTGTAGCGTCATAAGGTTGATCTCTGACAACACTAGCAGAGCCTGAAAGCTCAGATATATCCCCTATATTAACAGCTTGTGCTTGTACCTTGGTCGTTTTG